TCTATCCCGACCACTTCAGCCCGGGGAATCCGATGCGCGGGGTGTGTCTGGCCTGGATCGTCTCCTCCACCGGAGCGCAGGCTACCGGGGGCACGAATCTGAGCGGATCTACCATCCGGCTCCTGGTCATCGGGCGGTGAAGCTAGGCGCGTGGCTTCCTTCATTGGATGGCATGCGTCTCATCAGAATGTTCTTTTATGTGACATGACCTGCAAAGGGTTAGCCCATTGGAAACGACATAGCGTTTCTCTTTGTCTTTTAACCAGGGAATAATATGGTGGGCACAAAGAGATCTGACAGATCGGCGGCAGTTCTGGCAAGTGAATTGATCTCGCTCGAGGACTGCACGCCTCCATTCTATGTATGCGCGTCGATGGCCGTTTCTCTTAGGTCCGTCTTTGATCTTGCGTTGGTCGGCGCATGTTCGCGAGCAACAGATTCTATGCAGGGGAGCATTGAGCGGAAGGGGCCTGCCGCATTGTACGCATTTCCGCGCCGCGCAGCATTGAGAGCACATCTTGCGAAGAGCGGCGCGGGACTCGAAAGATTTGCCGCAGGAGACGCACGTCCGGCCAAATATAAAATCCGGGTGATTGCCCAGCAAATGGGCCGCATCAGGATTAGTTTTAGTTCTTCGCAGTGCCGCGCAAGATATGCTGCAACAGACGATTCGCGATTTACTATGCGTAAAGCCGCGACCGCAATTGGGGCAGGTTTTAGCGAACATGTCTGCTGATTTTACAACGATGACGGCGGAGCTGGTGGGCACGGTGCCGCGCATGAGCGCGCTGCACGCGCAGCAGTTGATCAACCGCAGCTGGGCGCGCATCCGCGATTCGCGGCTGTGGTCGTTCCAGTTCGTGGCCGACGCGCAGCTGTTCGTGCCCTACGGGATCACCGGCGGATCGGTCTCGGCGACCTTCGGCTCCACCCAGATCGTGGCCGACGCCTCGGCGGCGGCGGCCTTCAATGCCGTGGCCACGGCCAACCCGCCGCTGGCCTCCCCCACTCTGGGCGTCGGGCGTCAGATCCGCGTCGGTTCGACCAACGGAATCTCGACGCCCACCGGCCCCAACTACAACATCGTCGCCTGGGACGGCGCGAGCAAGCTCACCATCGACCGGCCTTACGGCGAGGCCACGGTTTCGCGCGCGGCCTACCAGGTGCTCAAGTGCTACTACGCGCCCCCGGCCCCGCCGCCCTTCCAGAATCTGTCGCCGGACCTGCGCTTCGTCAGGTACATGTCGATCACCAACAAGAACAACGGCTACACCATCTTCGGACCTAATCTTTACTGGTCCCAGGCCCAGCTGAACGCCATCGATCCCCAGCGCGGCGGGCAAGGCGATGCTTACATCGTCGCCAACTACGGACGCAACAGCCTGGGCCAGCCGGTGGTCGAACTCTACCCCAATCCGGTCCAGTTCACGACCTACAGCGCCAGCTACTGGACGCGCTGGCCGGATCTGAGCGGGAATCAGGATCTGCCGCAGATGCCCTACGAGCTGCCCGACCTGGTGATGTTCCAGTCCAAGGCGCTGGCAGCGGACTGGGCGCTGGCCAACGTCAACACCTTCCCCGAGCTGGGGCAGACCAACTGGGTGGCGTACCGGCAGACGCAGACCGCCGAATACCGGGCGAGCGTCATCAACTGCTTCAAGCAGGACGATGAGATTTATCCGCACATCCCCTTCCGCCAGGGCCAGGGGTTCATGTTCCCCCTGGGAGGCCAGTTCCTGCAGTCGCACGATGTGACCAGCATCTTACCGAGAGGTTACTAAATGGATTCTACATTGGAGTCGGTTATGCTCTTTCAGCACTACCAGACCACTACGCCCTACTCGCCCGCTCCCTCTCCGCCGGCGGCGGTGGTCCGGGAAGCCGAACCCCTTCGTCCGAATTCAGACGAAGGGGTTTCGCGCGACCAGCCCGAGCAGCCGGAGACGCCCGCCCATGGCTAAGCCCAAAGAGGAAAAACAGTAGGACCTGCCGCCGTTCGATACTGAGGAAGAGAACGACGATGACGACGACGACGATGACGACGAAGGAGAGAAGAAGAAATGGCTAAGAACATCAATTCGTCTCTGGGCGCAGCCGAGTCCGGAAAGGTCGGGCCCCTGCGCAGCCCCATGTGCTCCAACCTGGCGATCGCCGAGAACAAGATGAAGCTCAATCCCAGCGTGGCGGCCAACACCACCAGGCCGGGAATCGCCAAACAGTCCGCGCCCATCCGCTCGCCCATGAACGGCGGGAGCATTGTGAAGTACTGATATGGCCAACGATCAATTTGGCAGGCCGCTGGTGGCCGGCGATACGGTGACGATCCAGGGGCAGGTGGTTAAGGTGCTGGACGATCCCAACTACATCAACTGCACCGTGCAGCTGGCGCAGCTGATGCCGCCTGCGGGAACCCAGGTGAACGTCCAGCTCAATACGGCGCAGGTCGTCAAGGGCTAATCCCCTTCCGGTCATGGCCGCGCCGGGCTACACCTACCTCACGCTGGGGCAGGCGCGGACAGAACTGGCCTCGCGCCTCGAAGACCCCGGCTATGTCTTCTGGACCGCCCCGGAGCTGAACGATCTGATCGCCGAAGCGGTGCGCACGTGGCAGGCTTTGACCGGCACCTATAAGCAGCGCGCCACTTTTCAGATCTCCCCCAACGGCGGCGTGGGCGGGAGCGCCTTCTACGATCTATCCAACTTCCCTTCCGGCATCCTGGGCTTCTTCGTCACCGATTCCCAGGTGGTGAACATGGCGCTGGCGACGCTGCTCGAGCCGCCGCTGACGGCTGGCTGGACCGGCACCGGGCAGTTCCAGTTCGTGCAGATCGTCAATGCGCTGCAGAACCGCATCAACCGCTGGATGACCGATACCGGCGCGAACGTGACGCGCCTGATCCAGTTCACCGGCGGCGGCGCTTCGGCGTCGCGCATCTTCCTCCCCGAAGGCGTCCTCGACGTGCGCCGCGCCGCCTGGCTCAACACTGCCAACGTCTACAGCACGCTGTGGCGCGACGACGAGTTCGCCATGCAGGCCTTTCTCAATCCCGGCTCGCTCACGCCGCGCGATCCGCCCATCGTGTGGGGCAAGTTCACCGTTCCGCCGGTGGGCCTGGAGGTCTATCCGCCGCCGCTCAACCCCGGCCAGCTGGAAACCCTGGTGGTGGAGAACGGGCCGCAGATCGGCCTCACCCCGGCGGCCATCGTCGCCTCTCCCACCTTGCTCAAGATTCCCGAGGATTTCGTCTGGGGCATGATCTTCGGCGCGCTTTCCGACCTGTTCGCCGCCGACGGCCCCATGCGCGATCCCGACCGCGCCCTCTACGCCGAGAGCCGCTATCAGGAATCGGCGGAACTCTACCGTATGAACCCCACCTTGGTCGATACTCAGATCAACGGCGTCCCCGTGTGGACCGGATCGGTGTTTGAGATGGACAGCTTCCTGGCTTCGTGGCAGGCCGCGCCTGGCGTGCCGCAGTTTGCGGGCATGGCGGGCCGCAACCTGGTGGCGTTCGGACCCGCGCCCAATGGCGTCTATAGCGCCACCATGGACGTGGTCGCGAATATTCCCGTACCCAGCGCCGACGGCGACTTCATCCAGGTGGATCGCGGCGCGCTCAATCCGCTCCTCGATTACGCTCAGCACCTGGCCGCGTTCAAGATGGCCGGGGCGGAGTTTCATAACACCGGCCGGCTGCGGCAGAACTTCTATCTCGCGGCGGCGACCGAGAACGCCCGCCTCACCAAGGGCAACTTCTACCGCTCCGCCATGCAGCTGCCCGCCCTCCGGCAGCAGGCCGAGGTGCCGAGGGTATGACGCTTCCCGAATGCATTCTGCTGGCGTTGGTGATCACGCTTGTCGTGCTATGGATCGGAGAGCGCTGGCCCGGAGGAGGCGATTTCTAAATGCAGCGAGCGCAGGGATTCGCCCAGCAGGGCAACCAGGTGGTCTACACGGCGGGGCACGGCAGCTCGACCATGGTGCAGGGGAGCTGGCCGCTCGCCACGGTGACGGTCTATGACTCCGGCACCACTACCCTCGCCGCCATCTATGCCGATAACCAGACGCCCGCCACGGTGCTGGCCAATCCGTTTACTGCCGATAGCAATGGCCACTGGTTCTTCTATGCTCCGGACGGGCACTACGACATCATGCTTCAGGGCGAGGACGGGCTGAACTGGACGATCGGCGATGTATTTTTGAGCGACACCCCGGGACAGCCTGGTCCGGCAGGACCGCCAGGCGCGGCAGGACCGCCGGGGGCGGCGGGACCGGCGGGCCCGCCAGGCAGCATCTCCCCGTGGACGGGCCCCGTGGACGGAGGGGGCTTCAGCCTCTCCAATGCGGGCGACATCAGCATCAACGGCCACTTCTACCGCTCGGGCGTGCAGATGGCCATCAACGCGCAGAATGTGGTGACCGGGTCGCGGGCGGCTGACGTGGTGTATCAGAACACCAGCGGCAAAACCCTGTTCGTCAACACCTTCTGGAATTTGGGCGGGAAAAACAGCACGCTTACCTGTGTCTCTGACGCGGTCGATCCGCCGACCACGACAGTCGCGCAGATTAACAGCAATGCTACGGCGCAGAGTGTCGTCCAGCTGTTTTTCATGGTGCTGCCCAATTACTACTACGAATGCCAGGTCTCGGCCGGAACGCCGAACCTGGTTGTCTGGGTCGAATATGCCTGAGTTTCAGCGCAAGACCGTGCCGTTTCTGCATCGCGGGATGAACTGGAATTCTCCCGTGGAAAAGCTCCAGGACGGACAGGTGTCCTGGGCCAAGAACGTGCGCGTGCTCGAGCAGGGTACGGTCTCCTCCGCGCACGGCCACACCCTGGACTTCGATGGCATCCCCGCGAATTATCTGCATTCGATCTCGCGGTTGAATGTCCTGAGCCAGGCCACCGAACCCGGCGGCGTGATGGCCTTCGACCAGAACCTGCGGCGCACTTACGTGTTGGGCGCGGATCAGAACCTCTACGTCTTTCAGGACCAGGCCACGCTGGCCAACGCCAGCCTCAATCCCGTCCGGACTCCGCAGGCCGCGACCAACGGATTCAGCGGCAATCCGCTCAGCATCATCGATGTCGAGCCTGCCGGTGCGGCGGTCGCTTGGAAGTATATCGCCGACTCCAAGCAGATGGTCACGGTGGGCTACTATCCAGGCGATGCCAAGGGCTCGCAGATGGCGCGCTGTCTGCAGATCGGCCTGCCGGTGCCGGTGTCGACCAGCATCCCCACCATGGTCAGTGGCGGGAATCTTCTCGGCGGCTATCAGTGGGCCTTCGCCTATCGCAACATCCAGACCGGCGCACGCTCCAACCCCTCCGCCGCCACGCGCGCCAACACCAAATATCCGGCCACCCGGATGACGTCGGACGGCACGCCCACCGGCACCTCCGTGCCGTTTCATGTCACGCTGCAGTTGCCCAGTGTTCCGCTCGATCCGCAGGCCGTGCCGCCCGCAGCCGATACGCACATCGTGGTGGATGTCTACCGCTTCGGCGGCAACATCCTCCGCTGGGCGCTGGTGGGAACCGGCGCAGGCGGCAGCACCTTCACCGACGACACGCCCGATCTGAATCTCCTGGCTGCGCCTTCCCCGCCGCAAGTTACTGACGCCTCCACCGGACTGACCAGGTTCAACTTGTACCAGCCGTTTGTTACCCAGGACATCCGCCGCCAGGGCAGCGGCACGCTGTCGCAGCAGGGCACGATCAATGTTCCCGGCGAGACGCCGCCCGTCAACCGGGCCATCTGGACTTTGAACGACAACAACCACGCCTTCAAGACGAACTGGATACCAGGGTCAACCATCTACGTGAATGGTCAGGCCTTCAGCATTTACCAGGTGTGGTCGGACAATATCATCGAGCTGGCCCAGGATTTGAACGGCGTGCTCACCGCTGGTGCGGTGACCTGGTCCACCAACGCGGGAACGCTCATGAGCGGCCAGCCGCTGCCGCATATCTGGGGCCCGTACGGCGTCGGCCAAAGCGGCTCCTATGTCTTCGCGTGCGGCGATCCCAACGCGCGCGGAACGCTCTACTGGACCAACGGGAACGATCCCGATTCGACCGACATCGTGAATAACATCGTCGTGACTTCGCCTTCCGAGAAGCTGGTGACGGGCGCAGTCTACGACGGCCAGCCTTACTGCTGGAGTACGGAGAGACAATTTCAGATCTTTCCCTCCTTGACGATCTTCGGGCAATTCACGACGCAGGAGGTGGCGGGAGCCAAGGGGGTGTGGCTGGAGTGGAGCCTGTCGGTGCAGTCCAATGGCCTGGCGGATCAGTCGGTCAGCTGGCGCGGCAAAGACGGCATCTACGATTGGAGCGCGGGCGGCGGGCTGGTGCGTCTCACCGATCCGCTCTATTCGTTTTTCCCGCATGACAACAATCCCGGCATCGCGCCCGAGGGCATCCTGCCGTTTATCGGCACGGGCTCGCACCACCCGGAGAGCGTCGGCAGCCTGGACGACACTCTGCCCAAATATCATCGGCTGTGCTGGTTTCAGGGGCTGCTCTACTACGACTTCGTGGCCAATATTCCGGAACCGGCCAGCCCCAACGTGGGCATCTCCAACTGGTCCACCCTGATCTGGGACTCGGTCAATATCCCCGGCGGCGGCTGGGTCTCGCTCGATCAGCCGTTTGCCTCCGCAGGCAAGCCCGAGACGCTTTATCCCATCGTGCACGGCATCGACATCGGTGCCAACGATCCCGCCTTCGATGCCACGCCGCAAACCAGCGCTTTCGGGCCCATCTACGGCCCCATGTCGCGCGGGGGCTCGCTCAAGGTGCTGTGGGGAGGCCCGTCGTCTCTGGTGAGCGGCGGCTCGGCGGGCGGGGGCACCATCTTCGACTACTACGGCCTGACCAGGGGGTTCGAATCGCGCTTCATGACCCGCGCCGAGGACGCGGGCGACCCGCGCCTGATGAAGCTCTGGGGCGATTACTGGATCGACTGCACGCCCCTGGCGCAGTTCACGGTCTATCCGCTGGCTTCCTTCAACACGCTGGCGCTCGAGCCGCGCACCGTGCCGGTAGGGCCCAGCACGCTGGGCGTGCGCATGCAGTTCCCGCTCGATTTTCTCGAGTTCGTGAACGCCGGGGGCTGGGGACTGCTCTCGCCTACTCTCGGGCTGGATGTGATCTGGGTAGGCAACAGCGGCCAGTTCGCGGCCTCGCTCAATGAATGGCAGCCCACGTTTGTCATCAAGCCGGAGCTGATCGAATTCCGCGCCACCGACCGCGACGACCAGGGACTCAACAAGGCGAAATATCTGATGGGCTGCAACATCGAGGCGGACACGCGCGAGTTCATCGATCCCACCACCGGCCTGCCGCTGATCGCGCCCAATATCACCCAGACCATCAACGTCAACGTCATCGTGGACAACAACGTGGTGGCGACTTTGACCCTCTACCATCCCGGCCAGACGGAGAAGCCCTACGGCTTTGAGCCGGTGGCCGGTTACGAGTTTCAGGTGCAGTTTCAGTTCGAGACCCAGGCCACCGTGTGGTGGCAGCTCTATAAAGTCAGCTGGATCTTCGAGCCCTGGCCGGACGACGTGGCGCGCAAGTATCCCTTCACCAACCTGGGCGACACCAGCGACAAATTCATCCAGGGCATTGTCCTGCCCATGGAAACCGGCGGCAAGGACACCACCGTGGGCGTCTGGTTCGACGACAGCAACCAGACCGAGGCCTGGACCAAGAGCACCCTCCCTTTGAAGAAGACCGGCGTGGTGCTGGATATGCCGCAGCCGATCATTGCGCACTTCATCCAGTTTCAGACCGTCACTCCGGGCCGCATCTGGCCGGAGGAAGCCAAGGTGGTGTGGGAGCCCGTCCCCGAGCTGACCAATACCTGGCAGACGCAGG